CTGTACCAGTTCTGCCACTAAAGTTTTCTAATGACTTACCTAATACTCTACCTGCAGATGCATTGTTATTTACTCTCGCATGTCCGTCGGCGCCAGTAACTAAAATATCACCTTTTGAAATTTCAGGGCCAATAACCTTAACTGGCACTCTTCCTACTAGGGCTACTGTTGCAACATGTTCTGATTTTAAATCAGCGTTCATTAAATAACTTGGTTTGTCGCTAATTACTCCAGCTACTCTATGATCGTCATCAAAATCACAGGCTGTAACTTCTTCGTCTCCACCAAACACAACTACTGTTCCTGTTGGGTATGTTTTATCTGCTGTATATTTTTCTGCAAGGTCAGCGTATTGAGCACTAGTGGCTTTAGCATGCACAGTATTAAATGCACTACCAGTTTCACCAAGATTACCAGTACCATTACTAAGTTTGTTGTTTATTCCACCAGAATGAATTTCAATTACAGTTGCACCACCAATATTTCCCATAATATTTCCACCTGAGGAAATAACAGTCATGTCACTTGTGCCGCTGGTTATAGCAGTTGCATCAATCCCAGTTAACTGCGATCCACTACCATAATAAGTAGTAGCATGTACTTCAGCCCATTTTAATGAAGTAGTACCTAAGTCTTGTGTATTATCTGCCCCAGGTGATATCGTATCAGCTGTTATTGTAGCAATTAACGTTCCACCACGTGTTAGTGTGATATCAGCATTTGCCGCAGTAGCTACGCTCGTTGTACCGTTTTGAATTGCAGTTGCATCAATACCAGTTAATAAACTGCCATCACCTTTAAAGATTGCACCTTGGATGTTTCCTGATGCAACAATACCCGTAGTGCCGTCTAATGTAATTGCCATATTCTGTCCTTTTGCTTATCGTATTTAGCTTAAAGTTGCGACCTTCAGTGTACTGGAATCGGGTATAGTTATGCTTCCTGAATCTCCAATTGTTGCACTATCAAACAAAAAACTTGCACTACTACTATCAACTGTAATATCAGTATCATAGGAGTCAGGTTGAGTTAAAAGTGCTCCAGCTGCTGAAGTTATTGTTACAGTTTTAGCACTATTATCGGCTGTCACTGTAACATTAGTCCCACCAACAATTTCTATAGTATCGGCTACACTATCAGCAACAACATTAGTACCACCACCAATTACAGTTCCAAAACTATGACTATAATTTTTTTCAAATGTTAATGCAGTTGTGCCAACAACAATTATACCGTTTGTTGTTAATTTCCATTGTGTGTCTGCATACAAAGTTCCTTCTGAGATCATAACAACTAATCCAGCTTGTATTTCTCCATTTTCATTAGCATCACTAGTACGTACCCATGTTCCGTTACTACCGGTTCCTAATGTAAGTACTTTGTAAATTCCATTTTCACTACCAGTTGTTTGTCCGTTTACTAAAACACGATCAAATCTTACTAAGGTTACCCCGTCTACTAGAGTAGGTGCTCCCCCGGATAACGTTATATTTGACGCAGTTATTACTCGACAACTTTGTTTGTAATCAATATTGCTAATTTGTTTAGCTTTTATTCGTGTTAGGCCCATATTGCTCCACCAGTATTGTTCTTTATATTTATCCAAAAAAATAGGGCCACATAATGTGACCCTACTTTAATTTTTATATTGCTGTAATTACATACGCCCTACAACAACTTCAATAACACCTTCAGCATCGCCTTCGTGTGCTTCTAGAGCTTTACCTATTACTGTTCCCATTGCTGGGTTAGCTTCGGCTCTAGCACAACCGTTACCAGCTGATACCATCATATCACCTTTAGCAACTGTACCAACAACTCTTGTTGGTACACGACCTGTAAGTGCTACTGTTACAACATGCTCTGCTTCGTGTGCAGAGTTCATTACGTATGCTGCATTTGTGCTCACAACACCAGCAACTTTTGCACAGTGATCATCACCGCATTCTGTTACTTCGTGATCTCCACCAAACATAACAACAGTACCTGGTGTAGAATCTGCATCAGCTGAGTAGTTCTCTGCTAAGTCAGCGTACTGTGCTGATGTTGATTTAGCATGTACAGTGTTAAACGTTGCGCCTACAGCACCAATATTACCAACTCCATCGGCTGCACCAGCTAAGAACGAACCTGCTGTTACAGTGCTAGTTCCAACAGCAATTGAACCAAAGTTAGCAGTAATACTACCTGAATCAAGTGCACCAGTACCAACTATACCTGATTGGTCACCAGATACAGCTCCACTAAATGCTGTGGCTGTAATTGTGCCATTGCTTGGATTGTAAGTAAAGCCACTGTCCTGTGTAACTGCGGTTAAAGCACCTGATGTTAACGAACCAACATAAATTAATCTCTCTGCGTTGGTCGCTGTATCACTTGTAATAGTAGCTCCAGCTGCGCCAAAACTTAGTGTTCCTGATCCGTCAGTAACAAGTGCTTGTCCACTTGTACCATCAGTACCTGGAATTGTAAATGATATGTCTGAGGCTACTGTACCAGGTGCTTTTAAAGCAACATAGTTTGAACTGTCAGTATCTGCAAGTCTAAGCTCGCCTTGTGCTTTTATTTCAAAAGCACCAGCTGCTGTATTAGTCACAACAGCGCCAGCAACTGATGCAGCTATAGCTCCACCTGCCGATGCAATCGTAACATCTGAAGTTCCATTAGCAATACCAACAACTTCTGTAGTTGTTGCCAACTGTCTAAAGTCAATTACGTCAGTTGCTTCTGGTGCTTCTGTAAATGTTAATGTTGTTCCTGATACAGCATATGCAGTAGTTGGAATTTGTACAACACCGTTTATACTTACAATTGTACCAGCAGTTGTACCTGTTTCAGGCAATGTAAATGCTGTTGTACTACCGTCACCACTTTGAGTATTAGCAGTAATAACAGTAAATGATGTACCAGCAGTTGTCCATGCAGACGAATCGTAAAATTCTAAGTTATCAAGTGTAGTATTGAAACGAATCATACCTGTTGCAGCACTACCTGGTCTTTCACCTGTTGTACCAACTGGAATCATAATAGAGTCTGTTGTACCAACTTTAAGTTTGGCACCTGCTGTACTTGTTGCAGTACCAATGTTAACAACATCATCACCCGCATTAGTAATAAACAATGCTGCATCAGTGTCACCTTCAACACGGAAGTCAACATCAATACCAGCATCATTAACTGTGAGTTCTCCAGCTGCACTTCGAGTTACGTCAGCGCCACTAAACACCCAGTTACCTAGTGTACTGTCTCCGGCAGTAGTAAATCCACCACCAGTAACATTACCAGTTGCAACAACTTGTGCTCCGGTAATTAAATTACCACCAGTAATATTACCACTTGCACCAATTGTTGTAGCACTTGCAATAGCACCACCAGTGATAGTTGCTGTGCCGTCTGTTAATGTACCACCTTGTACTGTACCACTAAAAGTAGCTGCAACACCACTAGTAATACTACCACTATTAATACTCAACGTACCATCAGTTAATGTACCACCTTGTACTGTACCACTAAAAGTAGCTCCAACACCTGAGCCAATAGTACCACTATTAATACTCAATGTTCCGTCCGTAATGGTTCCCATATTAAGCGTACTTGCTGCATTACCTGTAATATCATCAATACCAGTAATGTCTCCAGCAGTAAGAGTGGCCACACCATCAGTTATTGTAGCACCACTTACTACTAAAGTTGCATTCAGGTTGTTAGCATCAACATTACCAGTTGCAACTAGACTTGTGCCTGTTGCTGCTCCAATGTTAGGAGTTGTAAGTGGTGCACTTGCTTTAATACGTAGTGTATCAGCATTGATTTCAAGTGTGCTATCATCAACATTAACACTCAATACGTCACCAGTTTTACTTAGACCATCACCTGCTGTAATTTGACCAGCACCTGAGAACTGACTCCAAGTAATTGCAGTTGTACCCATTGTTACTGGAGCGTTGGTTGTACAAACAAAACCAGAATCTTCGTTAGTAGTACCTTGTTCAATAAAAGTAAACGCACCTGGTATTTCACTAGCTGGTGAACCGTCCATGTCGCCTGCTCGTGTTAGTACGAAAGCACTACCACCGTCACCAACTGTTGTTACAACGTAGATACCGTTTTGTAATTCAGCAACTTGGTTTTTAACTAGTACTCTTTGAGTTGCTGTTAGTGTTACACCGTCAATTGCGGCTATTGCACCAGAAGCGTCAGCTGTTAATGTAGCACCAACACCCGAAGCACCGTTGGCATATGTTACTGCAGGTAATACAGTAGTAGTAGCAACAACACATGATTCTTTGATGTCAAGTCCTTCTGCAACACTGTCAACGTATGCTTTGTTTGCAGCATCAGTGTCTCCACTTGGCGTACTAACACCTGTAATACGTGAACTTGCAACATCAACAGTACCTGAGCCGTTTGGATCAATTGTGATGTCGCCATTTGTATCAGTTGAACTAATGGTTGGGCTTACGCCTTGGAAAGTTGCACTTGTAATACTTCCACCAGCAACGTCACCTGTCGCTACAACTTTACCACCTGTAATTAAATTACCTCCAGTAATGTTGCCAGTTGCGCCAATTGTTGTTGTGGCAGTAATTCCAGCATCTGATACTAATGTACCACCTTGTATTTGACCACTAAACGTAGCTGCAACACCACTAGTAAGAGTACCACTAGCAATACTCAATGTTCCATCTGTTAATGTACCACCTTGTACTGCACCACTAAACGTAGCTGCAACACCACTAGTAATACTACCACCATTAATACTCAACGTTCCATCTGTAATAGTTCCCATGTTGAGTGTACTTGCTGCGTTACCTGTAATATCGTCAATTCCAGTAATGTCTCCAGCAGTAAGAGTGGCCACACCATCAGTTATGGTACCACCTGTTATAGTACCTGATGCTGTTACAGTTGCTGCACTTACTAATGCACTGGTAATTAAATTACCACCAGTAATATTACCAGTTGCAACAACTTGTGCTCCAGTATTTAAATTACCACCAGTAATATTACCTACTGCGGTAATTGTAGTGTTTGATGTTATAGATGTGCCTGCTTCAATTGAACTAGAAGCGTTAAGGGCAGATGTAACGTTACCTGTTAATGCTAAGTCAGTTGCTGCAATGTTAAGAGCTTTGAAGCTAGCATAAGCACTAATAGTAATTGTTGTGTTAGTTACTTCGTCATTTGTAAATGCAGTTGCAAATTCATCTTCGCTTTCGTCCCATACAAATGCAATGTTAGTACCGGTTCCACGTTTACCAATAAAACCAATATCCAATGCAGGAGTACCAGTCTGGTTTTTTGCAAGAACCATTAGCGGATCTTCAATTACAAGATCAACTGTGTCAATTGCGGTAACTTCTCCGTTTACAGTAAGGTTACCAGATACGGTCATATTACTACCGTAAGTCATGTTATTTTCTAGCTTACCACCCGTTACAGAGTTGTTTACTAATTTAGCACTACCAACAATAGTAGCGTCAGTTATTTGGTTATTCTTAATTCTAGTTACAGCCATTACTTTAATTCTCCTGATGTTTACTTCAGTGTATTTATTGAAACCGCAGAAAAACACTCAATCGGCACAGCTTTTTGAGTTTAAGTTTTGGGGGATTTTATAAAGTGGAAATTAAATTTTAAATTAAATTTCTTACAATTTTATTTAGTTTAAACTGCTGAAATTGTGCCATCAAAGCGTACTTGTTGCCAGTTGCTTCCGTTATATACTGCTAGACAAGGAGATCCGCCGTTGCCGTTGCTTACATAAATTAGTTGCCCGGCAGATTTATTTGACAAAGCATTAGCTTCTGTAACTGTATAAATTGGTAGTTGCAAACTATGTATTGTAGCAAATTGAGCTACACCATTTGCATCAACGCTTACAACATTACCTGTTCCGTTTGTTATACTGGTTACTGTGGTCAAAGCACTAATACTACGTACTTCAACTACATCAGTAGTAAGTGGTGCTTCAGTAAAAGTAATTGTTGTTCCGGATACTGCATAAGCAGTTGTTGGTGCTTGTATAGTACCATTAATACTTACAATTACACTTGCAGTGGTTGCAGTTGCAGTTAATGTAAATGCAGTAGTACTATTATCTCCAGTAAATGTTTGACTTGTAATGCTATCATTGGATCCAACAGTTGTCCAGGAGCTTCCGTTATATACTTCAACACCGGTAGTTGTAGTGTTGAATCTTAAATCACCAGTTGTAGGAGTTGTAGGTCGTTGTGCAGTTGTTCCAACAGAGATTTGCAATGCAGTCGTATTATCTATATTGACTGTTCCTTGGCTAGTTGTAGCAAAAACAATATCACTGCCAGCATTGTTGGTACTAAAGGTGGTATCAGTAACTGTTAAATTTCCAATACTTGACCCACCGCCTACACCAAATGGTCCTACATATCTAGCACCAACAATGTAAATTGATTTGCCTGTTACCCCAGTATCAATTTGACTTGGAATATTTTCGCCATTAAAGTTAAGTACACCAGCTTGATAATCAAAAAACCACCCGTCTTCGTTACCACTACCACTTTGGAACAATTGTGTACCTGTACTTTGTGGAGTACTTTCTCCTGAGTCATCAACATATACTTTAACAAGATATGTACTACCAAACTCAGTAGGTATCCAATCAGTTGCGTTTGTTTTCCATGTCTGATTATCAGGTGCAGTTAAATCTTCAGTGCATTCTACTGTAGCACTTCCTCCAACTGCATCTTGATAAATTTGTACAATACTTGATGTTGCCGCTGGTTTAACACCAGGTATTGATCCAGAACTCTGCCATACTTTATCTCCACGCATCAATAGTGGGCTTGGTATACTTTCGTTAAATGCTTCTTTATTTGCAGGAGGTGCAGTTTTGGCAACTCCAAATCCTAACTTCTTCCATAAAAAATCAACTTTAGTGCTATCTGCCAATGCCATTAAGTTTGTACTCCTACACTAACGCTCGTAAGAGTTTGTCCACTTGCAAGTGCAATGCGTACTAATACATTATTACCTGTAGCGTTTGAACTATTTGCACTACCAAGTGTCATAGTATAAGCTGCATTTATTGATGAACCTGTTGGTACTACGTCAGCACCAGTTAATGCACAGCCATTACCACCATTACCACCATTGCCTGTATCAGCTCCAGGAACACCTGCGCCTGCATATTGAGTTGTTCCTTCGACCCATCCATTTAATGTACTTGCATTATCAATAGCAGTACCGGGACTTGCTATCCATAACCCGGTGATACCTGTACTACTGTTTAAGCTGATATCAAAATTTGCAACTGTTGCTCGTCTAAATGCAAATGTTAAATATTGCGTGCCTGATCTACTAGTCGCTAGATCTCCACCAACTGGTAGATATCCACTGCTTAAATCAGTTGCAAAGTGCGAGACTGTTCCCCAACGTACAATTGCTTCGGTTGTTCCTGCAACTGTAACAGCTCCAGTCCAGGCATTTGACGTGTAAAAATTTGTTGCACTATTATAACTTGGTGTGTCGGAAGCAGTACCAAACCCTGTTACACGTTTACCGTCATCGTCAAAAACACTTCCTAATGCATCTGCAACTGGTATATTTTCTTCATCAAATCCAGTTAGACTTGAACTATAAACTTGAATATATTTGTTTGTTAAGTCTGTAACTGAACTAGATCCATTAACATTAAACATTTGAGCATCTATATACCCAACTGCTCTAGCACTACCGTTAACACTAACATTTATAGTACCCATTGTGTAGTTACTACCAACACCAGTGCTAGCAATAGGTATTCCTCCGTTTAAAAATGTAGGAGATCCGTCTATTTGTGCATATGTTTTAGTTTGTGTTCCAATAATTGAACCGCTAGTTCCTTCAGTTGTTGTTCCGGGTGTAAATTGTAATGGTGTTGACGTATCCCTGTATGTTTGTCCAACTAAGTCACCTACTGCTAATCCTGTAATATCAATACTTGGTGATCCACTATTGTAATATGGAATACCAGAAATATACCTATAAGTCCCAGCTGTATTTTCACTAATAGTTGTACTACCTTGTACCACAGTTGGGGCATTAGTCATATCATCTTTAACAAAACCTACAGCATTAGTATCACCTGTGGTACTGTGATTTAATCTATAATCATTATACCCTAACCCTAATCCGCTTAATGCTTTGCTAATTCTTGCATCAAATACTTTATAAAATCCAGTTGGGTAAGTACTTGCACTTATTTCAGTGTGTGCATCACCATCTGCAACAACAACTAAACTTGTATATGTTCCTGTTTTATCACTATCAACTGTAAAATTAGTAGTACCATCTGCACTATTGTTAACAAATGCTGTAATATCACCGCCGGTGCTAGTATTAGCATTAGTAATTGTGCCACTAACAATTGGTGTACTACTTGTATAACGAGTAACACTTGTTCCAGCAGAAGGAATATTTCCGCCAGTTTGATCTGTGGCACTTGAGGCTAGTTTTGGATTAGTACCCTGGTTGCTCGTACTCATTGATAGAGTTTTGCTGCTTAGTGCACCAGGAGCACTTGGATTACTGTTGATAGTAAGGTAATTTGCTTTTGTTTCAGTATCATCTTGTACAATTGTACCAGGTGTTCCGTATGCATTAAGGGTTAATGTTTCACTACCAGTTGATGTATATGTATGAAGCAAGTTGGCTTGGCCAGGAGTACCAGCACTGCCATTATTGATATTGCCTGTTGTTGTTCCATCTCCCCAGTTAAATGCATATATGTCGCCATTTTGACTATCATTGCGGAATTGGAATTGAGCCCTGCTTGCGCCAGTTCGATAATCTGTAAAAATATACCCGTCTTGAGCTGTATCACCTGTACGATCACTAATAATATTAGCAGTAGTTTCAAAAATTGCTCTTACATCGGGCTCAACACTGATTGTAACATTAGCACTTTGGAAGGGACTTGATGTATGCCCTGTTTCAACTGATAACTGTACTTCAAATGTTGCTGTAGTTCCGGCGGATTGTTGACTGCTACTTAATGCAAATGTATGATCAAGTGGAGTGCCTGGATTACCTGCTACCCCACTTTGTATGTTTACACTGTTTGTTGAACTATCTCCCCAAGTCCAAAGATATTTTTGACCACTGCCAAAAATTGCAGTAGTACCAGGATCAGTAGAAACAGTATTTGTAAATTCTACAACCCCACCACTAGTTGATTCTTGATTAATCACTGTTGTTGTGTTTGCTGTAAACTGAGAAGTTTGTGCTGTAAATACATCAATGGTATCAGTTACTGATACTGTTACATCACTAGGACCAGCTGTATTACTAATTGCATAAAGAGTAATAGTATATCGAGTATCGCCACCAGCGTTAGTGTATGTATTTGTTGCTGTGGTCCAGGTATCTCCTGGATCAATATTACCTGCACCTGCTCCCCAATCTAGTTGAAAACTAGTTGCATACTGTGTACCATTTGTAATTTCAGCCGATGCTCCACTGTCAATTGTGTCATCTGTAATAGTAAATGAAGGTATTGGGTTTGGAGTATAAAGTGTAATATAATTTGTTTTGCTTTCGTTATCAACACTTCCACGAGCGCCTGCAGCAGCATTTCCTGAGAATGTGCCGGTTGGATTTGATGCTGTAAAGTTAACAGTAAATGTTCCACCTGAATCATTTTGATAAGTGTGACTTACACTACTTCCTGCTGTGCTTGTATTGCCATCGCCAAAGTCCCATAAAAAACTAGTAGGGTTTCCTACATACTCTCCTGTAAATGTTACAGTCATAGGAGATGCACCGGCAATAGGTGTACCACTAAAATCTACCCTACCTACATATGTACTGTTGGCAATATTTAATGCAACTTGGTTCAAATCATCAAGTCCATCAGTAACATGAGTAGTAACTGTCCATTGATCATATGCAACGTTTGAAGTTAAACTTCCATCAGATGGTGTTCCTAAATCAATTGCATTGCCCAATAATGCATCAACATTTCCAGCTGTTGTCCAAGACAAACCACCAGATCCGTCTGTTGTTAGAACTTGCTCGTTTGTTCCTCCAGTGATGCTAATAACACTGTTGGCGCCAAGTTGAAGTTTATTTAAATTTGAAGCAATGGCATTGCCAGTAATTGTTACATTACCAAGAGTACTAACACCCACAACCTGTAGAGCAGTACCAGGAGTGCTAGTATTAATACCAACTCTACTGTTTGTTACATCAAAATAAGCTAAATTGCCTTGAACTGATAGATTTGATCCACGTTGCAAGTTGTCAGCTAAAATGTTGCCTTGGATTCGATTAATTGCCATTTCGTTCCTATACTATTAACGTATTTATATGAACTTCGGGCTTACGTTTGACTGTGTATAATCGATATCGGAAGGCCCGCGGGAGGTGCCGACGTAAATGTAATATCAAATCCACCGTCTACTGTATATGCCGAAGTGCTGTCTTGATATATACTACCTACAAACACCATAAATTGTGAGGTTGTTGCTTCAGCAACAGTCATAGTAAACACTGTTGTACTTCCATCTCCTGTGAATGTGTCAACTGTGTAACTTAAAGAGTCAGCATTAGATAACGTATTAAACTGTGTACCGTTAAAATATTCTACTGAATTGTTATCTGTGTTAAATCGAATTAACCCAAACACTGGAGCAGAAGGTCTAGTGGAGGTTGCCCCTGCTGGAATAACAACTCCTTCTTCTCCTGGCGCTAAATGTCTATTCTTTAACAGTCTGCCCATGTATTAAATCGATATGAAACTAGTTGTACAGTTTATAGAATTGTTAGCACTACAGCTTACTACTACAGTATCACCATTTTCTACTAATAGTTTTTCTGGTCCTACGTAATACTGAAAAGAATCAAGTGTAGTGATAGATTGATTTGCTACGTTTTGATTTAACGTACTAAAAGAACTACCGTTTGGTACTACATAAACGTTAGCTGTTACGTTAGCACCACTATAATTACATAAATTTAAATATGTAATTGCAGTATTACCTGTACTAGTATACATAGCAGTTGGTGTTGTGGTTACATTTCCTATTGCGATTGTCATTTTTTACCTCAAAATATTATAGAATACACAAGTGCGGCTTGTTTATCAACTAACTCAACATCTTGTGTGGCTGTCCTTGCGTAAACACCAGAGCCTCCAACACCACTAGATGCTTTGTGATAAATTACTGCTGAGTTTGCTACACTACTAGGTGAACTACCAATATTGCCCAATACTGCTTGTCCTTGCAATGTAAGTTTATTTGTACTTGAATCAAATTGTAAATTTGTTGACCCACCAAACGTATTAGATGAGTTAAATTGTATTGAATTAAGTGGCACACCTGGTACAGTACTTCCTGAAGTGCCAATGGCAGCATAAGATGTTATTGGTGCACCGTTTGCTGATACACTAGGGCTTATTTCCCAATCAAGTGTTCCGTTATTAAATCTAAGACCAGCAAATGTTGATGCACTTGTTTGTGCAACTAGCCCTTGCTCTTGGAAAGCAGCAGTACTAACATTTCCAGTATTATTACCAGCAACTGTAATAAACGGATCATCAACTGTTAAATCTTCACTACGGATGTAAGTAATGTTACCACGAACATCTAAGTTACCAGTAACATTAACAGTGTGAGTGGTAATATTGACATTGTCTCCAGCACTGGGGTCAATGCTAACTATGTCATAATCACCGTCAATTCGTTTATATGTGCTCATGTCATTATAGATCCTTTCTACTATTTAGCTCTACAAAAAAACTATCAAAAGACTGTTGTCCAACATTTTGTAGTTCATCTAGCTCAGGGCAATCATTATTTGTTGTTTCTCCAATTATACGAATATAATTTTTTTCTGGATGTTCTTTACACACTGCAGCAATTTGCCGAACCCAATTACCTGCAAAAGTAACTGGGGCTTCAGGAGGCCTATAAAATTTAGTTCCTGCATATAGATTGTTAAATTTACCATCAACAGTACCACCTAAATCAAATCCTATTAAATAAATCTGGGTTTCTTCAGGTTGATCACTTGCTAATGCCACAGCCGCTGGGCCGCTACTATGTCCAAATATTTTTTTAGGTAGTTGTAAAGCTCCAGTTCCATTAACCGGTCTTCGTGTGTAAAATGTATTTTTTAATGAATATCCACAGCTTTGTATTTCAGTTGCAATGGGCTGATCGGTGGCAACTAACACATCCGGGGTATCTAGTCGATATGCTGCATTGCAAGCATATACTAATCCTCTTCGTTTGAGCCAAGATATTTCAACTGCTTTACGACTTAGCCCGTTACCTAAAACAAATATCATTAAAAAAGCCTCCCTCTATACTATGTATTTGAGGAAGGCTGGTTAGGTAAAATTTACTTAACTTTATTATGGTGTGTTGTATACTTCTACACGTGCCAATGCAGTAGTTCCGTTTGCAGCTTTACCCGATTTAATAGCAGTTTCGCCTTCAACGCCTTGAAACGCATTCAAGAAATATTGATCATCAGCCCAAGAAACTCCCCATTTGCTGTTTATTTTCTTTAAACGAGTTGCGGTACTATCACTTAAAAATACGCTAATTGTCATAGCATCATTACTAAGTGCAGCATCTGCTTCGTCTGATAGAGTACAAACGCCTGTATTAGTTCCATCATAAACTAAAAATTTACGTGCGCCTTTTTGACGTAGTATAAATCCTTCAGCTTCTGAATTTCCACCAATTTTAACTCTTACATTAATAGTTGGATATGCAGGTGTTCCTGATTCAGCTGTAGTTGGTGTAAGAACATCTCCGCCAACAACACCGTAAAATTCAGTAGGTTCAAGACCCGATGGTGTTACTGGTGCAGTCAGTGTACTTACGGCTGGAAATCCAATATCAGTTGTTTGATTTCCGCCTTTCATTATTTTAATTGGTCTGCCCATTTGATTTCTCCTTTAAGAAGTCCAATGTAGGTTCTAGCCTACTACGAGATGGTGTTCCCATAAACACATTTTGTGTATGTCTATTTATCTTTATTTTAAAGTCCACTTGGTACAATAATATAATGAATTGCTAAAACTAATGCAACCGAAGCACCTAAGCCTACCATCATCTTACCAAAGTCTTTGGCTACTAATGGAAACACACTTCTGGTTTTCTTTTTACCAAAGTAAGTAGCCATTGCAAGTTCACGTCCTGCAAGTAAACCAACAAATACCCAAGTTGTTGACATAGGTATATCATTTAACTCTTTAAAGAAATACAAGCATAGCCAATAGAACAAATCAATTAGTGTAGCACTACGCACATATCGTGTGTTGTGTTTTTCTAATACAATCTGCTGTATCTTACCTCCTCGTTCTCTAAACATAAAGAACAAGCCTGCTACGAATACAACAGACACAAGTACCATTAAGTCTATAGGCACTTCACGTGGAAGGAACACTGCAATGTTAGCCATGTCATGTGACAGCCAAGTCCACCACAATCCGCCTGTGGCTACCCACTGTGCGATGCGCCAAAACTTTTTGTTGCTTTCAGTAACAGGAGCGGTTTCATCATACCACTTGCCAAAGTATTTGTGTATTGCAAACCATATTGCATATGCAAATGCGGCTGCAACACCGTAGCCCATAATCGATTTCATAAGCATTTTCTCTAATACAAATGTACTTGCAAATACACTTAGTACTAAGAAACTAGTTGATACAGGCACACCCATTCTAGTTAATGCTACTAATATAGCAGGTGCGGCTGCATGATACCATTGCACTTCTTGCCACGGAATCTTATTAAGTCTACCGTAACTGATGTCACCACCATTTACAGTCCAGCCATACCATAGTGTGGCTAATAGGACAGAGGATGCCGCAATCCACAGTGTTTTGTAGTTGAATCTCTCATTGTTTGATGCCATCCATGTACCGAGAGTTTGTACTGAATCGTTTGCTATAACCGCATATGCAGCAAGCAGGAACCCAACAAGGCTCCATAGAGTGAGTGCGTCCATATACTTCTCCTATTTTAATTCGCTACCTTGTGGCATACACTCTAACTGTACCTTGTAGTATTCATTTGTTCCATGGAACGACCACGAACTTGGGTTAATTATATTTTCACATTGTTCTTGTGTCATAGGAGTATTGTATACATATTGGTTGCCAATGTACATCCATTCGTCTGAGGCTGTTTTGCCCCACATACTTAATACTAATATAAACATTTCCATTTTTTATTTCTCCTTATTAAGTTTATAGCATTGACAATGTTTACACTCGGGGCCACAGGAACATTCTTTAACTGGTACTCCACAACATTTTTTACTACACATTAGTACACCATCTTTGATCCATGTACCTTTCTCAGTGTATTTCTTATCTAGTATGTCCATTATCTTCATGATATTCTCCTTTTGCTTGACGGCTTTACCCCGTCGCTCACAAAATATAACACAGAAAGTGTTATAGAGTTATTTAAACGAAAAAAGAGTAGATAACTTAATACCTACTCTTTTACCCTAATCTGTTTTTAAAAATACACACTCACTTGTTACCCTTCGGCTCTTGTCCCATGCACGGGAAAGCATGTGCATATACTCTGGTGTGTATTTTAAAAAACACAATTTAATAATGATGGGGAGGACTTACTTATTACCTCCAACAGGGCACAAGAGAACTCGTGCTATAAACCCTGAACCTACTTGCAGTCGCTAAACACAGCCCGCTAAGACCCTTTAAGTAGTACTTTGATACCGTTCCCCGATATCGCTTCAGTCACCATCTAACTCAGACCGTCGTCTTTGCTATACACTTAATATAACACTTATATTACTAAAGGTCAACCTTTTTCTGGCAAAAAATTAAAAAAATCCAAGAAAAAAGGGGCCGTAGCCCCTTTTTAGTATTATAAAACGTTGTGCTTACGAGAAGCTCAAGTTGCTTACAGCAATCTCACCAACGTAGTCACCAGCGTTACCAAATGATGACGCTGTGTTTGACAATTCGATATAACCGTAGCGAGTCATAAAGCTAACTACTGGCTCGAATGTTGATGGATCTAGTACTGTTCCACTTGACATCAACGGGATGTATGGGCAGTAAAACGCTGCTGCGTCTGCTTCACTAGAACCTTTATAACCAACTAGTACTGGAGTACTATCTGATGCATATGAATCAACAAATACACGCATTGCGCCATTTAATGTACCTACAAACTTAGTGTTTGTTGGTGCTTCAAATGTACCTTCAGTTGTACGTGCAAATGCTGAAGTTGTAGCACTTTGTAGAACTGTTAGTGATGCTGGTGATACAACAGCCCAGTTACCTGCACCGCGCCGTGTACGCTGTGCAATCAAGTTTGCAACACGGTTGATTAGAACAGCTAAAGCAGCATGCTCGTCACCAACAAATGTAGCAGAACCTGATACTGTAGCTTGGTTGTATGTAAACTCAGTTTGAGCTAGTGAACGAAGAGAAAGTAGAATCTCTTGATCAATTTCAGCAGTAATCTCTTGAGCAAGTGCTGCCATGATTTCTGCTTCTACATCAATGCCGTGCATTGCTTGGGCATCTTGTGCTGCCTCAAATGTCCAGCGAGCTTGCAACTTACGTGTACGAGCTTCAACTGCTTGCTTGAGGATTTGCACACTAATGTTACGTCCGCCATTACCTTCAAGAAGTGAAGTAGTTGCACCAGCATACCCTTGAGCTGCTGACTGTGTGGCACCTGTACCAGCTGAGTAAGCTGTAGCAATTTTAAATGGGCTAAGTGCTTCGTCTCCAGCAGTAGTTGATGTTGCCGCTGCACTTGAATCTGCCATTGTAGTTGCATAACGCACACGCAATGTGTGAATCTGACCAACTGGGCCAGTCATTGGCTGAACACCAACAATTTCGTTAGCAATAACAGTTGGCATAACACGTCGAATAACTGGTAGAATTACACGGTTTAGTGTAGCAATGTTACCCGATGCAGTTGCACCAGCTGTAGCGTTCTCTTTGAGGTGACGCTTTGTATTCTCGAGAATAACTTGCATAGTATTGCGGCGTGGACCTTGCAATCCTTCGAGCAATGCTTCTTTGGTCTCGCCCCAACGACCTTCTAGTAAATCTTGTGACATTTCTGTCTCCTTTAATATATTAAATACCAGCTAAACGCTTAATGTCGATTACATTATCATTATTTGAATCTTCATTAATTTTTGGCGCTGGTGTAGATTTTTTATCTCCAGTTACTTCAACTAAACCTTCAGAAAGAGTAGAACGTCCAACGGAGCGTTTTCCTTCTGCGAGTACAGCAGGGAGATATTTCTCGTAAGCGTTTTTGAGACGAGATGTCTGTACGCTTTCCAATAAGTCTTTCATTATAGAACGCTTTTCGGCATTTAGCGGTCCAAGTAATTCTTGTAATGTTGATGATCTTAGATTGCTTTCTTTAATCATCTTGACTTCTTGTCCTTTTGATTCTGCGATAGCTTTTGCTTTACGCACAACCTTAGTGGCTTGACTTAGTTGCTGATTTTTGTTTTCAACAACTCGATTTAATTCGCGAATCTCTGCATTGGTGTTTAAATGTGTAGCGCCATATTCACTAGCATATGCTTCAAATATTTTGCGACCAAAGCTATTTTCACGAGCAACTCGAATATCTTCATGGAGTTGCGATAGTTCTGTTTTCAAATGAGATGAAACAGATGCAGTGAGCTTCTTAGCTGATTCAGTGACAAACTTATTTTTAAGATTAGTAAGTTTGCCTTTTGCTTCACGCACTAAACGTATTTTAGTTTTTACTACGTCTTGCTTGTCTTGTGCAAATTCATTAATTTCTTCACTAAGGGCTTTTACAACAAATTTTTCTAATTTTTTGAATCCATTGTTGTGTGTCTGCCTATCTTTTCGTAGTTCACCAATTTCTTCAGCAAGTTTACTAACCATGAAATCATTAAACTTAGTGCTTGATTCTTTCATTTTAGTTTGAAACTTAACTCGATCTTCAGCTAGTGCAGTTTTTTCTTCTTGCAAGCTGACGATTTCTTCTGAGAGATTATCAGTAATCATTTTGTCAAGAGCTTCCACCATGTTTGTTTTATCGTGTTCGTATTTTTGAGCGAACTCTTCACGAATTTCACTTCTAACTTGCTCTTTTGCCTCGTTTAACTTAGCATCCCATGCTTCTGAGATTGCTTCCCGAGTTTCGTCTGTTATCACATCAGACTCGAGCAAAGAGTTAATAGCATCTAACATGTGCTTCTCCTTAAATTTTGAGATCATTTATGAGACGAGTGATTCCGTCTCGCAAATGCTTCTCTACTTTACTGCCTTTTCCAGCATCTTCGGCAATTTTTAAAAGTCTTTGACCACCGGTCATATTCATAAGTCCTTCATAAATTGCTTTAGGATATGCATTTGGTGCACTGGGTTGGGCAACAATGTCTACAGTGACTATTTCAAAATCACTGACGTGACCATTGCCAGGGTCAACGTTTCCGCTACCTCGGCTAGAAACACCTAGTTTAACTCCGCTTTCAAGCATTGTTTTAACTAGTGTTCCCATTGGTGTGGGTAAAATTTTCATTTTACCGTAACCGTTTGGACCGTCCATCCACATGCCTTCAATCATGTGACTGACTCGATCCAAATTAACTTTTAAATCATCAGGGTGATCCACTTCACCGAGAACACTATTTCCTGCACTAATTTGTTCGTTTAGTGTAGTTACAGCATTTTCAATTTCAGTAACTGGATAAACACGCTCATTAGCGTTTTTAACCCCACCTTGAATGCAGATACCCTTCATATAGAGATCTTTACCACCGTCTGATGCAGCTTCAATTATTATATTTGCTGCATCAAACGTTAAATTCTCTTTTAGATAGAGTTGTGGTTGAGCCATTCTGGATTATCCTTAGTCAATAACACTTTTAGTGTTAACACCTGATGCTTGAGCCAAGTCTGGTTTAGTTGCTGGTTTTACATCTGGTTTAGTTGTACCTTGCATGTCACCATACTTTGGTGTTGGTCGACCTTCTTTGCCTGAGTTACCATCATCAAAATCTACTGGGTGAGCAGCAGCACCTTTTGCGCCTGAGTTAGCGGCGTTTGGGCTTTTAGTATTTGTTCCTGCTGGTTCTTTGAGATCTGGCTTTGGTGCAGCTACTAAATCAACATTTTCGTTAAATGCTTCATAGCCTTCGGTTTCAAACTCTTCGTCGTCAACTTCAACATCTACGTCATCGTCATCGTCATTTACGTTGATTTCAATGTCGTCAACTTCAACTTCGTCTTCTGGCTCGTCCATCATTGCTTCGAATTCAGCCATTAGTTCGTCTAGTTTATCTTCTAAGTCAACTACACGGTCTTCTAATTCTTCTTCGCCTTCATCATCAATATCGATATCAATTTCTTCTTCGGCTTCATAAGCAAGTCCTTGCTCTTCTACCTCGATGTCATCAATAAGATCTGCTGCAGCATCTCCGCCTAGTTCTTCTTCAATGGCTTCATCAACACCTTCTTTTGAAATTTCACGATGCTCTTCGTCACGTTTGCCGAACTTGCCATATGAATCATCTCTACGTGCTTTCATAGATTGTTTTTTACCTGACTCTTTACCAGTTCGCATGCCTAATGACTCATCTTCTTCGTCATCATAGCCTTGTGCTTCATCAACACTTTCTTTTGAAATTTTACGATCTTCTTTGTCTCTTTTACCAAACTTGCCGTAAGAGTCATCTCTCCGTGCTTTCATGGATTGTTTTTTACCTGACTCTTTACCAGTCCGCATACCCAATGACTCATCTTCTTCGTCATCATAGCCTTGCTTTTTGGCTTCATCAAGATCGTCTTCACTTAGTTCTTCCTCACTCATGATATCTTCATAAATGGTTCGACTTTTCTCAATTACGATTTCGTGGAATAGCTCTTTTGCTTTGTCCTCTTCATCGTTAACAACATATTCAATAAGTTGTTCAAATTTATCTATCATTCTAAATTCCTCCAGTAATAGGCTCGTGTTTGATATTTACACCTAATCAGTAAATACAGGTATATTAATAGCATTTAATGGTGTTTTTTCCATTATTTGATATTTTTTTAAAAATAATTTATTTTTTAGGGAAAATTTTTAGACTTCAGCGGCAGCGGTGCCATATTGCTTCTGAACTAGTTGTTGACGTTCTTGAAATTCAATTCTTCTAATATCACTTAAATTTCTTAATTTATTGATATGTTTTAGTGTTAACTTAGTTTTACGCAATTCGCCTATAGCTGGCTGAGTATTATCTGCAGCAACATCTTGATATTGCTCAGGCATTTCTTCGTTGGTCTTTTGGTTAAAGAGTTCGTTTAAAATCATATTGTTATTTATGCAGGAGGCTCAGTAGTAACGTCTACATCAATATCCTCTCCGCCTCCTTCCTCACTTTCAGGGGCATCGAGTGACCCAAGCTCATCTCCAGTTTCTATATCAGACTGTAAGTTAGCAGGTGTTACACCAACACTTCTTAAATCAGAACCATTTACATCAGTGCTTTCAGCTTCACCTTTTTCTTCTTGCCAAAGCATTTCGTTTTCACGAATTTCGTCTTCAGTTAAACCAAGGTAGCGTTTCATTAGAAAACGCTTACTCATATATGGCACAGCTTCCATTTGATTATAAACACCAACTCGAGTTTGGTCTAATTCACTTTCACGATAACTTGCAAAGTTTTGTGGAGGATTAAATTTAATATCAAATAATCCAGCATCAATATTAAATCCTCTCCAACGCATAAACATTTTAAATTCTTCATTTAATTGTTTAATAATAAGACGTTGTAATCTTTCGCAATATTGATTAAAACGATATTCTTGTATAAGTGCAGTACCCACACGCCCATCTTGTATTGTTCTTTCACTGTCATCAGCACCGGTAGGCAAATAGCTGCTTGGGACTCTTAAGGCTCGTATCATTTTGTTATTAAAATATTTTAAATCATCAATTTCACCAAGATTAGCACCGCCAGGAAGAACTGTTACATCACTTCCTCTGCCGTCAGCAGTTTGAGGAAAGAAATAATCTTCATTAATAGATAATGGATTATAACTGCTATCCATTATGTTTTGACCGCCGTTACTTCCACCTGTATTACTAGGTATGCGTCTCTGGTGCACTTCATTTTTAACACGTTCAACAAATTGCATAGCCATATGACTCGGCATATTGCCTACATCAATTTTAAATACTCGTCTCTCTGGTGCACGACTAACTCGGTAAATTAAAACTGCATCTTCAAGCAGTTCTTTTTGTTTGAATACTTTAAATATAGTTTCAAGAACACTTTGTCCAAATGGCCAAAAATAATCTAAACCTTCAGTTAAACTTAAATGTACTATGTGTTTAGCATCAATAACTGCTTCGTTCATTGCAGCACTAAATCGGCTTTGTCCACTAACTCCACCACCGCCAACTTGTCCAGGAAGATTATAATCCATTCCACCAGAGCCACCAGATGCAGGGGTATTAGCGTTATAATCAGTTGTTGTTTTGGCAGCAATACTTAGATTTTCAAAGTTAGGATTAATATCTTTTACAATATATTGCTCTGGACGTTTGCCTTCACTTTCGTTTACAATTACTCTGCGTACTTTGGTCATGTCAACCCAAAATAATTTAAATGTTTCTGGATCTCGAATAAACACTTGATCGCCATATTTGATAGTGTTTCTAAAGATTTTAAATATACGTTGATCTAACTCGTTTAATTTAATCCATTGTCTTAGATTGTTTTTAATTAATTCAACTTCGTTATTTGTTGGATCTTCATTATAGTTAATTTGAAATATGCTACCAACACTTTTGTCGTCTTGAGTACTAAATTCGCTAAGGATGTCTAAGCAACCATTAATTTCACTATCGCTATCCATTTGTTCGTATTGATTGTATCTTTCAATACGATTTGGGTGTCCTGTATAAACTTCAGGTAGTCTACTAGCATAGTTACGATAAACTACTTCGGCATGAGAGCCTGACGTGTCATTGCCTCCCCACTGGCGATTATAACCAGGAAGACCGTTTTCTCCTTGACCACTAACTGGGCTTAATTGCCCGTCGTTGTTAACGACTTTAAAATATTTTTTCCATGCCATGTTAATACTACTTATGGTTAATTGACTGCTAATGCTTAATTATAACACACTACCAATTTGCTTGTCAAGCACTTTATGCTGCTGCCACAGCAACAGCTTGTTTAGCTGTACTGTTATTACTTCTAGTTAAATCTGCTATTTCTCTTAATGCACTTATCATTTCTGGATCAGTAGTTGTTGTATTTGATGCAATTGCGTCACTAAGTTTGTTGGTCATATTACTAATTGCAGATTGCAGTTCTGAATTTTGTGTTTCACTATTGGCTTTTAACTCTTCAACCATTGAAGCCAAACTACTTTGAACATCAGACAATACTGCGGTGTTTTCAATTAATCCAGCAAAATCAGGAAAAGCTGAATTCTCTGTGATATTATTACCTGTTTGTCCAAAACTATTGTTAATATTTACTGGAATCTTTTTCCCACCAGGAAGTGGAACAACTGCTTCGTCGCCATGCATGTTTACTGCATATCCACTCATTGGGCCTTTTACTACTCCACCATTTTGAGCTTGTGGTAAGAAACTTGCCATCGAGCCTGCTAATGATCCTACTTTGTTCAATCCTTCTGTGCCAGCAAAACTTTTTCCTGGTGTTAATTTTCGACCGGCTATTGTACTTGTTGCAAGTAAGTTTGCTTGATCTTGTGACATTGCACCGCCAGCATCGATTCCCATTTGTGAAGCAATAGCCGGAGCATTTGTTTTCATAAACCAGGCCGCAACTTGTGCAGCAACATCAGGTTGTGCTGCAAGATCAGGATTTTTTACCATTCGATCATCGCCAAAAATAGCGTCACTTGCAGATGCATAATTATTTTTACCAGTTAGTTGAATATAACCCCTACCTCTATAGTCAAATCCTTGTCCTTCGTTGCCCATTTTATGACCGTACATAAAGTCGCCAAGTGCTTTGGGATTTCGAACTAACTTTGCTAATTCTGCATCAGGAAGATCTCTAACTCGACCGCCAGCAGCAGTTTTATTACCACCAAATACTGATCTAATACGGTCAACACTACTATAACTCATACCTTCTTGAACAGGTTGTCCGCCACTCTCTTTCATTACATTTGCAAGACTTGCAGTAATCATTTGATTTTCAAACCCAGCATTTGAAAATGCTGAGGCTAGTTGTGTAAGATTTTGATCTGTTGACCCATCGCTTGCGGGCATGCCGGCAGTTTCACTAAGTGATCCAGCAGCTGGTCTTGGTGGAACATTTTGAGTAACAGCACTTGGTGCAGGTGGTGCAGGTGGTACAACAGCACTACTTTGATCGCTAGGAGGTACTACTGGTGCAGGTTGTGCTTTAAGTGATCCGTCTGGATTATGTGTCTTTCCGTACTGATCATCCCACTTACGTTTTGCATTTCTACCACTATGACCACTGGCTGTTGGACGAGGAACAACATTGTTAGTATTTGGCCCGGGTGCAGTTGCTGGTGCAGTTGATGTAGGAGCAGGACCTGCATTTGGTTGATCTTGCTCAAGAGGCACAACTGGTGCTTGTTGGGTGCCTGGCCGACTTGGTACATCTTCCGGAGATACTGGAATTGTAACTGGATTTTTGGGTGTTCCATCAGGATTATAATTTGACCCATATCTTGCATCCCATGATTGTTGTGCAATTCTTTGATTTCTTTTGGTGTGCCCACCAGTTGCAGTAACTTCGGGCCTAGGGCTAACATTGGAGCCACTGCCGCCTGGCCCAGGCAGGTTTTGTGCATTTAATTGAGCTGTAATATTAGGTAAATCAATTTCAAGTTCTTCACTGACATAATTTACAAATTCATTTAATGCACTTGTAAACATACCAACTGCTTTTGCAGCTTGTGGCATTACCTGGAAACCAAAATTGTTTAACTGTCGTCCCAACTGCTCCATATTACGCTGAGCTTCAACTACGCTATTTGTTAGATTGTCTGTGCCTGCAGTTTGAGCATCTTGGGCAACCTGGGCTCTTACACTACTGCCTTGAACTAATGCTCGGTTAAAGTCACTAATTTCAGCATACTTTACAAAAACATCTTGTCCATCACCTACTGCACTTGCAAAATCTCGTTGTCTAGCCTCTGCACCTTGTGTGGCATCTTGTAGTCTCTCAAGTGCTTGCCCGGTTGAAATTTGCCCAGTTTTAACTGCATCAACAATACCTACAATTGCACCACCACTACTGTTAAAACCTTTGATAGCCGCTTGGCTGTTGATAAATCCACTAGCAGTATCTCTAACTGCTTCTCCTAATTCAGGGCTGATAGCATTAACTTGTGATTGGAAATCTAATAATGCTTTGGCAGTAGTTTCTTGACCCCGAGCAATCATTTGATCAGTAGCAGCACGGAATCTACCTTCGCTTAGTGCTGAATCTTGTTGTGATATTATTTCTTCACGTTGCTTACCTGTTAATTTACTCAACAGATCTAACTCTTTAGCATAATCACTTGTCTGTAGAGTCAACTGTGCTTGTGTTTTTCGTTGCGATAACCCTAGTCTAGTTTGCTGTGTTAAAAATGCTGCCGCAGTTTCGCCAATTTGATTAGTGTTAAATCCAATTCGACGTAATTCGTCACCGGCTCTACTATCAACTATTTGACCTAAAAAACGTTCAAATTTAACTCGCCCGTCGCCAACAGTTAGGCCAAATCTAGCTAGTGCCATACTGTTGTTTTCGATAACTTTAGTGTATGCATTTAATTGCATGCCACTTTCAAGAAATCCTTTGTATACACCGGTCATCCCATCGTCTAACAACCCACCGGTATTAGCTAAACTGTTGAATGCATCACTAGCTTGCTGTAGTTGGTTAATGACAAATTTACTACCTTCAGCAACAAGTTTAATACTTGCACTAAGTGCACCACCTGCAAATGGAATTGCATCTGCAAGGTCAGCTAATCCACCAGCAACACTATCAATTAAAGGATTTAATGTTTCAAAGCTAGTATTGCCCTGAGCTAATTGATTTCCAAAACTTCCTAGCGATTTGCCAAAATCACCTAACCCTTTAAGTGCTATAGTACCTGCTGAAGCAAATCCTTTAAGTGCTAGTTGAGCACCAACACTTTCGCCTGCCATATCTTCAAGTTTATTATTGAACATACTAGTAGCGTTAAGTCCACGTAGATATTCATCTGCTAGTTCTGCAGCGCCATTTCTAACTTGTTTTTGACTGCGAAGTTCTGCAACTTTTTCTCTGTTTGCATCAGCACGTTGTTGACGGCGTCTGTTTTGATCTTCTCTATCTTTTGCATCTGCTGTTAGGCTTGCTCGACGAATACGCTCACGCTCGGCTGTATCTGCAGCAGTTTGTGTAGCTGTAAGTTTTTCACGTGCTTTCCTAGCTCGAGCACTTGCATCAGCTCCTTTGTCAACTTCTTTGACAAATTTATCAACATCTTTTTGTTTTTGGGAGTTACTCTTTGTGTTGCTAGCAATATTCGTAGACAACTTTGCTAATGCCATGATTAGCTTGTCGTTTCCACTTTGATCTGTTGCTGATCCAGTAGTTTGGCTAAGATTACGCAAACTAGGCGCTATATCACGCAACTGGTCAATAAGATCTTGTAATTCTTGTTCCATGGATTTTTGTCGCCTATAAATACATTGTTATTTACCTGCAAGGAAAAACTCGAAAATGAACCCATTACAGCAATATTTTAGGCAGCCGAGCATTTACATTTCGCTCCCCAGTAAGGGAGATTTTTATCCAGACACTGCACTGGAAAAAACTGACAATGGTGAATATCCTGTGTTGCCAATGACTACAATTGACGAAATTACATATCGCACACCAGATGCTATTTTTAATGGTAATGCTGTTGTGAGTGTAATTCAAAGTTGTTTGCCAAATATTAAAGATGCCTGGGCAATGCCAAGTATTGACATTGATACTGCATTAGTTGGTATAAGACTGGCAACTTACGGACATGAGCTAGACATTAATACCACTTGCACTTCCTGTGAAAACACTGATGAGTATACAATTGATCTACGAAATGTCTTAGAGAACATTAAACCAGGCGACTATACTAAACCTATTCAACTTGGCGAATTGGAAATTTACATAAAGCCAATGACATACAAAGATATGAACAATAATAGTTTAGCACAGTTTGAAGAACAAAAAGTTATTCAAATGTTACAAGGCACCGAAGAAATGGCCGATGAAGAAAAAATCCATAGGCTAGGTGATGCTCTTAAAAAAATTACACAAGTAACCACAACAGCTATTGCACAGAACATTAGTAAAGTTGTGCATTCAGGTGGTGAAGTTATAGATACTGCTCACATCAATGAATGGTTACAAAACAGTGATAAAAATACGTTTGAAAAAATTCGTCACTTTGTACTGTCTAACAAAGAAGGCAGTGAAATTAAACCTGTACAGATCACATGCGACGAGTGTGGACATGAATATGAACAACCTTTTACACTGGATATGTCCAATTTTTTCGCGGACGCCTCTTGATTCAAACCCCTGGTCAGGTAAGTGAGACTGTAGATAAAATGGAACAAGAGGCCGATTCAATTAGACACGAATCTCTTAAAATGACTTGGAACATGAGAGGTGGTGTAACATACTCTGAGATAATGAATATGAGTTTTAAAGAACGTGAGAGTATTAGCAAAGTTATTAAAGAAAATATTGAAATTACAAACAAAACAAAAATGAATCATATCTAATGAAAGAGAACATTAGAGAATGGATTAATAACTTTGTTAGTAAAAGTAATCCAGATTTAAATGGATTTGCGCCTTGTCCTTATGCATCAAAAGCATTAGCTGACAATAAAGTTGATATAATAGCTGGAACAACACCTGAAAGAGATGCACTATTATTAAAAAATGCCGATTTTAACAATCTTGATGTAAAAGTATTTGTTTACGATCCTAAAATTTTTAATCCAGATGATTTTAGCAATAGAATACAAATGATAAATCAGTCGTTGCATGATGAAGATTTATTAGTTCTTGACGATCATCCTAAAAGTGAAGAAATTATTAATGGCGTTAAAATGAATCAAGGTGAGTTTGCACTTATGTTTGTTCAAGTCTTGAGTAGATTAGATGATGCAGCTGAAAAACTTGCCAAAAGAGGTTATTATGACGGATGGCCAGAAGATTACCTCTGCGAATTATTTAAAGGACGCAAAGACCCAAGATTATGATATACGAGTACAGTAGAATAAATTTAAAACAAACCCACTATCGTCAAATGCCCAAAGATGAGTTTCAAGTTTTAACCAATTGGGATTATGGCGAATTAAATGACATATTCTTAAAATACTGTCGTTATAAAAAGTTCAGTAGTTTTATGCCAATATTCTACGAAGATTTAGCCAACAATACTGTATTAGGTTATTTTAATCGTGGAAAAATAGTTGCATTTAGTTGGATTATCGAATACCCAAGTCAATTAAGTATAACGGCAGAACAATTTGCTTGGGACTATGCTGATCCAAAATTAAGATTAGGAATACGTAGTTTAGAAAATGAATGTTCGTATTTTAAAAACCAAGGATACGAATACATGTACTTGCACGGTGCCGATGAGTACAAAAAAGATTTTGATGGATTTGAAATATTGGGACCAATATAATGGATGTATATACAATTTACGCTGATCACAGTGAAAAAACAAATGCACACGATTTTGTAAGACTTATGAAAAAATTTTTAGATCGAATGATTGAACTAAAACGTATGGAAACATATCGCATTACACGCATGAAACTGGGTTTTAGAAGTATGGATCTTCCAGAATTTAGAATTGACATGGAATTCAACAATCTGCAACAACTTGACGATGCTATGACCAGTGTAGTACGCAACGAAGAAAATATCGAAGGCGAACACGTTGGATTTAATCATTTAGTTGATGTTGAAACAATTCAACATTTTTTGTACAGAGATTTTCCTGATACACCATGAAAAGGGTGTTCCTAGCGAACGATACCCAGTTGTATCACAGCGGGTGTGCCCAAGTCATGACCGAGATACGCACCCAACTAACACATCATAAAATTGTTCAAACATGTCCCAGCATGTATAAAATACAGTTCGATAGCTGGGATAGCATAGATGTACTTGTAATCAACGGTGAAGGTACATTACACAACAATAGACCTAGTGCTACTGGCATACTTGATCTAGCACAACGAGCCCAACAACACAATATTCCGGTAATACTAATTAATACTGTTTGGCAAAATATGGATCAACACTGGCGTACAGTTACAGACAAATTATATTACTGGAGTGTTAGGGATCGGTTGTCACAGGAATATGCACAAGAAAAATTTGGCAGAAAACCTGACTTTTATCTAGACCTTAGTGTTGCTAATATACCCAGTAAAACACACACAACACCTATAAGTGTTGCCGTTGGCAACACTTTTGACGGGAAAGTTTATACTAGATTTGATAGTGTGCGGCATAGTATATTTGATCATAACTGGGATGATTTTGTTGGAATATTACGCAATACTGATATGTACGTCACTGGTAGATTCCACGAAATAATGGGTGCATGTGCTGCACAAACTCCATTCATAGGTATACACGGAAACAGTTGGAAAGTTCAAGGTTTAATATATTCAAGTGGAATACCAATACCTACATACGATACATTTGATTATACATATGCACAAACAACTACATTTTTTAAACATTATAGTAGTCATTTTAAAGATTTTTATAGTTGGTTTAATTCACAAACAGTATTAGATATTAATACTATCATCGATACTGTTTAAGACCTACTTCGTAGTTCTATTGATCTCATTTCATTCATCAATATTTTTAAACTTACAATGGTAAGTTTTTAGTTATTATCTAGATAATTTGCTCATACTTGCCCTGCTACGGGCAAGTAAATCTGAGACTATGTCATTATCTGAGTAGTATCGTCATCTTGTAACAAGGGATGTAAAACGCATGCGTTTCACGGGTGCGGTTGTGCTGTACACCCTACCCTAGCCTTGACTCACAACGGAACGCAATATATCCTTTACAAGCAAAATATATTAACGCTGTGGTTGCATCTTTTTCGCAGCGCCACAATCATTTAGGCCTTAAGTTGGTCCTATCCTTTGACACCCAAGAATCTGACGGCTACGAGCATTATCTCGGCAATCCTCAATGGGGATCGAGCAACCTCGATCAAACAGAGTCTATAAAAATCTTTTAAATATGCCTAGCCGAAGCTACTGTGCCTAGATGCTCTGAGAGCAACGTGATAAAAACTGTTTTTTATTTAACGTAAAAAAATCATCAAAGCCTGTGATGCGCCAAATTGAACCAGATTTATCAGTGTAATCCAAATGCCGTAATGTTTGAAAACTTTCATTGGGCAGTTGAAATGCCAGATACCTTCCTTTACGGTTAAACTTCATAAACAGTATATTGCAATCGCCTTCATCCGCAGCTTCCAACGTTTGCTCTAACCATCCTTCAAGTAAAGGCACTGGACTTTGTGTAAACAGTTGATGAAATGGAAATTCTGCATAATTTTTACATTCTACATTAAAGTATTTCCATTCATCTGGTGGAATAATATCACCCTTGTGGGCTCGTATTTGACCTTCAGTAAGTCTATCCCTACGATATGCATTTTTTCCACCAGTAAATGCACCACTGTCAGGAACTCTAGTAAAACTGTCTTCGTAAAGATCAGACAAAAAATTAGAACATTCACGCTCAAATCCTTTGCCTTTGTTTTTACTCTTACTACTCATTTACCATTCCAAACTGTGTTCTAAGTCAAGCAGTCTAGCTCGAGTGCATTTAGTTTCACACTCTAAACTATTAAACTTTTGAAATTCATTGTCCCAAAAGCTATCTTTTGTAATTTCATTGTATGTTCTTTTGTACAAGTTAAATTTTGTATCAGCAAGATTCATCCAATTTTTATTATGTTCGTATCTATTTGCAGTCCAACAACAAGGATAAAATTCTCCTCTACTATTTAAAAACACACCTTTTGTGCCAACAGCACATAATGCTGGATAGCTATTATGTTTATCTATCTTTTGTACCCTCGACAAATAAAGATTGCGTAAAACCGCCCCTGGACGTGGTCGTTTGGATAAATTAGTTGTGGATCGTTCAAATCTATGACTACTACTAATCAACGCAGGATTGGTTGGTTGTAATAAATCATTTTTGCCGTATGCATCTGGATAATGACTGCCAAACTTTGTACTCAATGTAAGTTGAAATAAATCAAAGTCAAGCTGTTGTGCTTTTTGTTTTTGTTGCTCAATTAGATTTTCGTTAAATCTAAAAGCAATACTTGCCCAAACAGTGTATGTGTCTGTGTTGTGCATGCGGAATACTTTTACACCTTGTATGATGCTATCCCAGTTACAGTTTACACGATATTTTTCATTTGTGGCTTGATCAATCCCATCTAAACTCCAATGTATTTCATCATGTTCGTTTAGGATTTCAGCTAGCTGTTGCCACCAGATTGCATTTTTATAACTACCGTTAGTGACAATAACTATACTAACTGTAGATTTTTGTTTTTTAATCCATTTACAAATTTCAATTAGATCACGGCAATATATTGGATCGCCATCGTTGCCGCAAAATGTAACACGCTGTAATTTGTTAATCCACAATTGCCCAAGTTGATTCTTAAAAAAATCTAAATCAAGCTGCTTGTGCAACAAACTATCTGGTACTTCAAGTCGAGGACAACGTGGACACCGTAGTGTGCATTTACTACTAGGTTCAATGTGCCAGTGTTCAAGTGCTAGCATTAAATTACATCAGCGTTTTGATAATTTGTAAATCCGTTCTCTTTAACAACTTTCATGACATTTTCAACTCTAGCAACTAATTCGTCTTTGTGTGATATTAACCAAATACTTTTGTTGCGAGTACGACTCATCTTTTTCAATATACCAATACTTGCTTCGACACCAACTGTATCCATTCCACTATCAATCATTTCATCAATGAACAAAATATTAATTGGATGATACAAGTTCTCCCAAACATCTCTAAATGCCCAGCTCATACTTAATATAAGCCTATTGCGTTCTCCTCTGCTTAAATTATCAAAATCTAATTCTCTTCCAAGTTCTGTAATTTCGACGTTTAAATCATTTTGAAATATAACTTGGTGCGGTAAGCCAATATCACTCAAGTAACTGGTTAATCTTTTGTTTAAAAATGCTAAATTTTGATCAATAATTCTCTTACGCACAAAACTATCTTTGTTGGTTAATAGTTTGTACAAAAAGTCTTGGTGATCCAACAATACATTTAATTGATTAATATTATCGTAATCAACTGCTTGCAATGCTTGACTTTGCATTTCGTCAATTTGTTCAGTGTATGGATCTTCTTCGTTGTCTTTATTAACTAATTGATTGGCTAAATTAGCTAAAGTATTTTTATGCTCATGTGCATCACTAACACTGTTGTAAAATGTAGTAGGTTTATTAGACAACTTACCAATTTTTGCAATAGTTTCAGTGTAATCTTGTAGTTGCCCAGCATTGTGTCCTAGTTGCCTAGCTGCTTCTTGCTTTTGTTCTTCTTTGCTTGTTAATATAGATTCTTGTTTGTCGTCATGCATTTCTTGTCCACATGCATAGCATTTGTGCTCAGTAAGTAATTTTATTTCTTCGTCTAATTTAACAATAATTTTTTCTTGTTTTTTATTGTCAGATTCAATATTTTGAATCCAGCGTTGTGCTTCGTCAATTTGTGCTTTATCGTTTGTCCAATCAACTAACTGATTGTGTGCTAATATTTCTTCTTCGATATTAACATGGTCAAGATCATTAATTGCATTTTGAAAACTAACACAATCTTCTTGCTGTTTTTTAAGCCATAATTTTTGTCGAGTTTTTAAACTATTAATTTGCTCTGTTATACGTATATTTGCTTCCTGGGTTGCTTTAATGCGTTGTTCTTCAGTGATAATGTTAGCTTTTGTAACACGCATTAGTTCTTTTATTTTTTCTGCACGTTCACTAAGCAATGTAATACCCAGTAGTTGTTCAATAATTGCACGTTGATCATTATTTCGTAGACTTAAAAACGCAGGGGTGTAAGTGTTTAGTGCCACAACATGTTTAAACATGTCATGACTCATATTTAAAATACGCTCAATTTCAGCCTGTGTTTCGCGTGAATCTCCTTGAGCATCATCAATATTGCTCTGTTCACCACCTACAAACACTTTTAAGAAGTTAGGCCGTCGTCCTCGTTCTATTCGGTATTCTTTACCATTTACTTCAAAGCTCAAACTAACAATCATATTTTTTGCATTAGTTCGATTAATAAGATTATCTTTTCGAATATTAGTTAACGCATTACCGTATAGTGCATAACTTATTGCATTTAGTATTGCAGTTTTCCCTACACCATTTCGAGCACCATCACTGCCTAAGTCAACATTTTCCCCTAAGACTAGTGTTAGATCATTACGATCAAGGTTTACTTGTTGTGTAACATTCCCAATACTAAGGAAGTTTTTAACTGTAATATTCTTAATCTTTATCATAAGTTCTCTTTTTACTTTGATTATCTTTGTTATAATAACATATTGCTGTGAGTTTCACAACCATTATTTGACAAGATATGCTAAATCTGGATAAATTGATACAAAATTAGTTTTGCGATATTGGTCTTTAATTTCTATTAATCGTTTAAATTCATCACGGTATTGTGTGCCGTCCCCACTAACTGTGTACTCGGCAATGCTTTTCCATTGTTGACTTAAATTTTCAGCACCAACTTCTTGACACCATATACTGTGTTCATGTAAAAGTTTAGATGTTTTTTGTCGATCACGGAGTATTCTTAAAGTTAAATGATTAGGACTAACCAATGCACTTACATGCCACTTGTTAAGATCAATGTGTTGTTCTCGTTGCCATTCAATTAAATTATGTACAGTTAGCACACTAACAGTACTAGCAATATGAAAATCCACATGTGGTACTTCGTTACGAAGTTTTTCCATATTTTCTAATACAACATTCCAGTTAGTTCCAAAACGACTATATTCAGCAGCTTCTCCTTGAGCATCTAAACTTGCCATAACTTGTATATTTGGAAAGTTTTTCCAAATATCTGTTATATTTCTTTTTTTAAAGTGTAATTGTGTAAAGTTAGTGTTGTATATAAGTTCTACATTGGTGTTTCCAACTGCAATTAAATGGTCTAATATTTGCCAATGCTCTAAACTCAACAACGGTTCTCCACCTGCAAAATAAAGTTTTTTTGCATGTGTTATGTGTTTGAGTAAATCTTTTACAGCCGTTTGTCTTTGTCGATGCAATAATCTTTCATTTGGTAAAGGTGTGCCCCATATTGCATTATCTTCTTGTGCTATACTGCTGCTAAAGTAGCTACTACACATGTGACATTTTAAATTGCAAGTATTGCTTAATCGAATATCAAAGTATACTAAATCATTGCCCTTGTAATCACGCCAGACGTTGTTTTGTATTAATCTTTCGCTGTTTAACCCTTGATCTTCTTGATAATAACACCTATTACACGCCGGATTTCTTCGATTGTTTAACATGTCGTCTTTTAACCGTCGAAATTGATTATTATTTTTGATATCTGTTACACTGTGAGTTTGTATGTTGCCAAATACTATCTCGTGGTCAGCTTGACAACAAGGTAATACATCGCCATTTGGTCCAACATATAAATGCAACCAAGGCAGAACACAGTAACTAGAATTATCCATTATAGATTTTGATATATCTCCAACAATAATTTTGACTGATAAGTTCCTCCGCCGTCAATTCTAGTCAGTTGATCAGTTACAATTTGATCAACGCTTTCAAACTTTAATTCACCAGTGTCTATTTCTTCTTCAAATTCCATTTGTTTTTTAATTAATGCAATGTCTCTACATTTGTATTCTTCAACAAATGTTTCTTTGATAAAACTTGCTTCTTCGTAACTAATATCAACATCAAGTAAAACCCGCACATACATGTTAGGATCCAGCAGTTCACCTGGACGTTCAACTAAGTTACTCAAATTGTATACTCGGTATTTGGGTTGATCAGGCCATGCTCGATACTGAGGTTGTTGACCCCAGTCTAGAATCATCATGCCACGTTCATCATCCCCGGCATCGGCAAAATTGTGAGGGAAACAGTTTCCCATATAGGTTATATTACCTTTAGTTTGTCGCATATGAAAGTGTCCACTAAACACACTGCCAAAATTATCAAAATGATTCAATTGTAATTCACCATGATCCGGCATCTCTACCATAGCGTTCATTTTAAAGTGTGGCAACTCAAAATGCCCCATTAAATATTCGCCTTTGAGTTTAGGGATTTTTTTATAATCGTCACTTACTAGCCAGGGTGCAAATACTACATCTCCTTCTGTGTGAAAATCATTTAAAATATGCACATTGTCTAAATGCTTTGCCCATTCAATACTACTAATATCTCTTCGATCTCTATAGTATAAATCATGATTTCCTGGAATAAAAAACACTCGATCAAATGTTTGACTGAGTAATTCTATTGACTCTAAGCTGTGCTGAAGTGTTTGCAAATTAATACTAGCCCTGTGATTATGCCAATCACCTAAAAACATAGCAGTATCGCATCCTTCTTTTTTGGCTTCGTTGCAAAACCATTTAATGAAATTACTACAATCAGTATTATGCTGTAAACTATTACTTTTTAATCCGTAATGCAAGTCTGTACACACTGCTGCTCTTTTAAATAAATTTGTCATTATAATACCTGTTTTGCATGATCCCAAACATGAGACCAAAGTTTATTAAATTTACTGGCGGTTCGATTGCGATCATATGCCGCAATATCTTCACAAAATTTACTATATGTTATTTTAACACATTTCTGTTTGTTTTGCAAGCCCA